ATGGTTCCTCTACATTCTTTCAAGGACTATCTGTTTAATCTTGAAACGACTAGTAAAGCAGAAGCAAAACGAATGTGGAGGCAAAGTATAAAAGAACAGTGGGAACATAAATGTGCCTATTGTGACTCGGAAGAAAACATAACACTGGATCATGTCATTCCACAATGTAAAGGTGGACTTGATATCAAAACAAATGTAGTGGCATGTTGCCATTCTTGCAATCAATCCAAAGGACATACTCAATGGGAAGATTGGTTTTCTTTGCAAGAATTTTTTACAGAAGAAAAACTTTATAAATTATATGAGTGGATGAAACCCGAAAAACCACAAAACCTCTACATTTATAGACCAAGAAGAAACAACGCAAGTTAGTATTATGAAATTTACAATTTACTCAAAAGATGGTTGCCCCTATTGCAGCAAGATTAAACAGGTGCTACAATTAGCAAACCTTGAACATGTTGTCTACAATCTTGGTGAACACTTTGACCGTGACGCATTCTATGCTGAATTTGGCCAAGGATCTACCTTTCCCCAAGTAATTCTTAATGACCAAGAACATCTTGGCGGTTGTTCCGACACGGTTCGATATCTTCAGGAGCAAAAACTAGTTTAATGGAAAGCACTTTTCACGAAGTTTATTTTGATGTTGAAAAAGCAATTGACTTTGCCTTTGAGGGAAAGTTTGTTTTAAATTTTTATGACTATCTTAAGATAAAGGGAGTGCGAAAAGCAGAAGTTGAAGAGTTTATTGAAAGTAATACTGCCAATGAACTCAGCAATTTGGTTATGGATTTGGACGAATATCTTGAAGGTGGTGCTGATGATGTTCATAAACAACTTCGTGAAGGATATGGGCACATTCCAAAACCACAAGCAAGAAAAATAAGAAATTACCTTTACGGTATTCTTGAAGATGCCTGGAGATACAATCATGATAGACGACCAGGAAGACGCAAAAAAGAAACTAAATAACTCAGAACCCGAAATCAATCGGGGGGTTGAGTTATTACTTAGAAATAGGAGGAGAGAATCATCAAAGCCAAAGACTTTTCAAATGAAGTTTGGTAAAATGATTTCTCTCCTCCAGAGAGAGTTTCATTTTCTTATAGAATTTCACTTTGATATCAGGAAAAAATAACTCTCTGGAGAATAACAATGTTAGCAGTAACTCTCACCTTAGGAACATTAATTTCTGTAATGTTCTTTTTTATTGGAGGTGTGCTAGGATGGATGCTCAAACAGTATGTAGTTGAAAAGAATTATTATTCTTCAATTAATATGCATCCTGAGATGTTTGATGAAAATGGAAATGTAATTCCAGATGAAATTTTAGCCGTGAGGTTTGAGAACGATTATGACTACGACGACGACGAAGAAGACGACAACTAGGAAACCTGCTGTACAAGCAGTTAAACTTCCTCCCAATCCATTTATTTTTGAAATTTTGGATCTTGTTGCAGAACAAAGAACCAAAGAAAAGAAAGTTGAAATTCTAAAAGAATATGCAACTGATTCTTTAAAGGCAATTCTTATTTGGAACTTTGATGAAAGTGTTGTTTCATTGTTACCAGAAGGTGATGTTCCATATAAGCAAAATGAAGTTCCTGTAGGAACTGATCATACTTCGCTCCGTAGAGAGTATCAACAACTTTACCATTTCGTAAAGGGTGGTAATGATAGTCTCACTTCTCTTCGCAGAGAATCAATGTTCATTCAAATTCTTGAGGGACTACATCCTCGTGAAGCAGAAATTCTTTGTCTTACAAAGGATAAAAAATTAAGTACTAAATACAAACTTACTCAAGATATTATTAGTCAGGCATATCCTGATATTACTTGGGGTGGCCGTTCGTGAGCATAGTGGCGGAGAAAAAAATGGCAGAGAAAAAAACAGAACAAAATACTGCAGATCCTGCCATTTATGGTTGTGAAATTCTTTTAGAAAAAACTACTCTGCAAAAAGTAAAAGATCCATCATTCCCAAGTGATGCCAAATTGATTTGGTATGAGGTTAAGGGAGAAACTCATATGGATCTTTGCCGTGGTAGAAACGTAAAGATATTTGATATGTACTATGACAAATATGGTCCTGGTGTAGTCAAGAAAATTGATTTTGGATATGGAAGAATAAATCCTAGAACATGGGGATATAAACCAAAGGAAGGAAAGAAAAGAAAATGACGGGTGGATTTGATAATAAAAAAATTAATAATGGCGAAGCAACCGTTATTATTAATGATGATGAAGTAAGCAAACTATTAAAAAAATATAAGAAGATTAAAAAATACATGAAGTCTCCTTTGTATACTGTCAAAATTATGGATGGTACAGAAGAAATTGTGAATTCACTACTTAAAGAAACAGAGGAGAACCCTATAGACTGATGGGCAAACATTATCTACTTAACTTGTATGGGTGCTCGTTCGTCCTTTTGGATGACGAGCGTTGTCTTATAGACTTACTGGAAAACGCAGCAGTTGCAAGCGGTGCTACTGTCATTCAGACTATCTCTAAGAAGTTTGAACCACAGGGAGTTACTGTTATTTGTTTGCTTTCCGAAAGTCATATCTCAATTCATACATGGCCTGAGGAAGGTAAGGCAGCAGTAGATGTTTACACTTGTGGAGAGTGCAACCCTAAGATTGGATGTGATATAATCATTCATCAACTTTATGCAACAAATCATACGCTAAGTTACATAGAACGGTAGTCTATGTTACAAAATTGATTGTCTAAATAATCTGACGTTCATTTGCTATTTGCGAATAGCGAACGGAAGTAGGAATACCGAAGGAACGCGCCAATACCCACAAAGTAAAGGAGCACCCATAATGAAAACTAAAAACAATTGGCAACTTGTTCTTATCAAACAACAAAAAGAAAAAGAACAGCGTAAACAACAAGCAAAACTATCGATGGCCATGCGCTGATATTCTGGGAGGGTTGACACCCTCCTTTTTTTTGTCTATAATACCTTTGTCCGGGTTGATTTAATGGATAAAGAAAAGCTTAAACTCATCATTAATAATTTAGAATCTCTGGTAGAATGCCTTAAATCAGAGATTTATTCTGATGTGGATGCATATAAACCTCCACAATACGAACAAGTTTCCCGATACCTTACTGATTACGACGAAGTTTTTGAAGATGACGATGGATACCCAGATTAATATGAAACCAGAAGTTAAACTGATTAGCGTTACTCCAGATGCAGAGAAGCACATGGCTTACTGTGCTCGCGTAAGTAACCCAAACAACCAAGAGAATGATAACTTCTCTGGACTGCTTAAGTATTGTATTAAGCATCAGCATTGGAGCATCTTTGAACAAGCATCAATGACTGTGGAGATTAATACAACTCGTGGCATTGCGGCTCAAATATTGCGTCATAGGAGTTTCACATTTCAAGAATTCAGTCAACGATATGCGGACACAAATATCCTGACTTCTAGAATTCCTCTTCCCGAACTTCGTAGACAGGATACAAAGAACCGTCAGAACTCTACGGATGATCTTGATCCCAATGTAAAAGAGACAATGGAGTTGCTAATTAAAAAGCACTTTGAAGAAGGTTTGAACATCTACAACCTCCTCCTTGCCCAAGGAGTGGCAAAGGAGTGTGCAAGGTTCGTACTGCCCTTAGCAACGCCCACACGCCTCTATATGACTGGCTCTGTAAGGTCATGGATACACTATATCGATCTACGTTCAGCACACGGAACACAGAAGGAACATATGCAGATTGCAGAAGCAATTCGTTGTATCTTTACTTGTCAGTTTCCTGCAGTATCTGATGCTCTTGAATGGACTCGTGAAGAATGTGAGCCTTGCGAATATCAACGTTCTATTATGATAGAATAAATAAACTTACATATTATTTTAATAAATGGCAACTTATCCTGTTTATAATAAAGTCACTGGTGAACAAAAAGAAGTGATTCTGAGTGTTCATGACTGGGATCAATGGAAAAAGGATAATTTGGATTGGGATAGAGATTGGTCTGATCCATCTACTTGTCCAG